ATCTGCTTGTTTAAAAAACGCTTCTGCATTTGCTAACATCTGTTTTCGTTCATATTCAACATATGTGCCGTCGGCTTTCATCCTAGTTTCAATTCTGAATTGACAATCTGCACATCTACCAAATTTTGCTCTAAATCGCTGATCTAATTTTGTAAATTTTGTTGTTTTACAATCTTCTAAACAATTAGGATATGAATTTAAATATTCTCGTATTTGGTCAACTGCTTCTTTATGCACGCCCGTTTTTACACGGTACCCTTTTTTCTGCTCCCAAATACATGACACATTTCCATATTCATCATATTCTTCCCAAATTTCACCTATTTCACGCTTTTTATTTTTTTCAGCGGATACCTCTGTATCTGTAAATCCTATTTTTGTACGTGTTTGAGTTCTGTGTGTCCCATCAATCATTTGACGGATAGCTTTGATATTTTGTAATTTTGACATAACTATTTTTTAATTTATTTAGATCTTAATTCTGAACTCAACTTTGTTATTTTATCTTTCGGAAAATCAATCATTTCAGCAAATTTAACTAAAATTTCAATTTTCTCTTTGTGAGTGTCTATTGATTTTAATCTACGAGAAAGAGCTGATCTTGATAGACTATCTAAAAATGCCTTTACTTGTTTTGCACCTTTTGATTGTTTTTCTTTTTTTTCTTCCTCGGCCTCATTCAATTCTGTATATACAACTTCTCTTATAACTTGCCGTAAATATTTAGTATTCATCTAAGTCCTTTTTTAATAAATATCAATTTTATCTGGAATATTTGAAAATTCCTAGTATTTGATTTAATGGAGCAAACGCACCTGTCAATTTATATGTGTTTCCGTTATAAACAAATACAATCCCTTCAGATGGTACAATTTTTTCAAACCCGCCTAAATCTTGTAATCGTTTCAATTCCAATTCTAATTTTTTAATACTTGAAGTATCTCCTGATTTTTGAATATCATCAATCGTAGATTTTAATGATGTCAACATTTGTTTTCGCGCTGCTTCAGGATTTGCAGTTAACACTGATGTCATAAATGACAATACATCAGCACCTACATTTAAAAATATTCTTTCAAATTTCATTATGTTTTCTTTTGTAATCTGTTTTAAATCACCTTTGTCAACAGTCTCAGCCCAATCTTTAACAACAGGATCCTTTATATCTTTTAAGCGGAATCCTTTATCTAAAAACGCCCATCTTTTAATTAATCCCCGCTTTTCATCATTTGACAAGTTATCCGGTGCACTCATATCAATCCATTCATCCCACCAGGCCTTATGATATTCAGATATACCTGCATCGTCACTTAATCCAAATTCCGTCTGTAATTGATTTATTTTGTTTAAATAAAAAGGTTTTTTATCTTTCAATTCACGACTCTTAGGTAATGTTTGAACTGGAGGTCCTTGTATTGAAAATTTATCCTGTACATTAGCATTAACATCACTAATCATGTTTGCAAGTAAAAAACCTGCTTGTGGATTTTCGCTAATAGGATTCCCTTGTTCATCATATTCCATTGTACCATGAAATACAATTAATGATTGACCATACGGAATTACATTTACACTCTCAGGGTAAATTATTTCGCAATTCATGAATGCACGTCCTTCCTTAAATATTTCCTGTTTTTGATTCTCAGATAATGCATCAATTGCTTTTCTAAGATCCCGTATTGCAAAGGCAAATGCATTTGATATTTCACCTCTTCCAGCAAATTTAGATATCAATTCATCTTCGGTCATTGCATTAGCACCGGCATTTGCAAGATTGCCTTTATTTCTTGCAGCAATCAATTTACCATTTTTCCAACTTATCGCTAATGCCTGCCCGTCTGTTTTTTCACGAGCCAATTCTAATTCACCGTCTAATGCTTTACTGACAATTGATTTGAGATCGCCAAATGTTAAATCCATATCAATATCAAATGGATGTGACATATGACCGTACGCGCCACCTTCATTCAAATTTTTACCCATTCTAAATGTTGCTGCCTTTTTACCATTTATTGTAGGCATATCATGTTCATCTTTTCCTATGTCTTTTACTTTTACCTTTTTGTTTTTAAATCGGCCCATTAAAACCGTGTCACCTATATCAACAGGTAATGTTATATCTTCATTTGATTTTTCTCTTTCAACTTGAAGTACAGGGTCAGGCGTTGCAAAATAAGGCTTTCGCATTATTGTTTTAGCAATCAAACGATTCGCCATATTTTTAAAAGGTATATTAATATTTGTACGTTTATCTGTAATTACAAATTCTAAATATTTTTCTGTGAAATCATCAAATGCCTTTCTGTTTCGCATCAATCTCTTAAAAAATCCTATCATTTCAGGTTTTGTTATTTCCTTGCCATTTCTAGGATCGTTTAATCTTTGAAAGAAATGATGTATATCCTTTCCAAATTCAAAATCATGAGGTGATAAATTTGTATCTGCAAAACGTTCAACATCATCAAGATCCGATTTAGCCATTTCATTCAGGCTTAATAATTTTGTACGAATCAATGTATAAATTTCTTTATTAAATCGATCGTATGCCCTTTTAAACCCATTTTCAGCTTCGGTCTCATCAGGCACACTTATCCATTGTCTGACATCAGTCCCGCTTATTGCTCCAGGTAATGCAGGTGCAATATAAACATATCCTGCAATTGGATACGGTTGAAATTCAGTGGCAGAATTATAAGGTTGAAAATATTTACCTCCCAATCGTTGTGCATCTTTTTCGCCAACTGATGAAATATACACTGTCGATTCTTCTGGATATTTTGATAATATTTCAATTGGGCTATATGGATTTTTTACCTGTACAATACGATTAGATGGAATTTTAAACATCTTCATCATTATAATTTTTTTCTCCATAAAATTAAATGGAGATTTTTGTGAATCTGTTTTATTTGATGTTGCAATATAAACATCCGCATCAGGAAATTTTTTTAAAAGATGCATATAACTTTTATAATGTCCCATATGAAATGGCTGAAATCTGCCTGAGAAAATTACTATTTTTTTCATTTTATACCTATATTATTATAATTATGATTTTCCAATAACATACCAAGTCGTTCCATCAGATTGAACTGTTACACTGTCTTTATTATTTATCAAACTGTATCCACGTGCACCGTCTATTGTTGCCCCAGAAGACCCGCTTACAGGAATTAATGATGGAGATGTGAAATCACCTACAAGGTTTTTAACCACACATATTCTTCCGTTTTTTACTGCTGGCAATCTGACTGTTTGCACGGTAGTACATACAATTGTGTAATCGTCATCTTTAAATGTATATTCGCTTGAAGGCGCGATTACAGATATAGGTAAATTGACGGACCCACTCATAACACTAAATGAACCTGTCACACCCAATGAACCTGTTATTTGTGCAGAACCTGTAAATGGGAATGCTGAACCTGAGCTACCACCTCCCGGTATTGATATTGAAGCTGTACTATTACTAATTGTAGCAGTGACACCTGCTCCTTCAAATTTAAGATATGCAGCTGAGCCTAAATCACTTGTTTCATCTATAACAAATACACCTGCACTTCCCGAACCGCCAGGTATTGATATTGAAGCTGTACTATTACTTAATGTTGTAGTGACACCTGCCCCTTCAAATTTTAAATGTGTTGCAGTCCCTAAGTTTGTCGATTCATCAATTATTGTCATTGCAACACTTCCAGATCCACCTCCTTCACTCCCTGAGGGTATATCTTTAAATGATAAATCACCATTAGCGTCGGTAATTACCATTTTCTGCGTACCTGATGTTGGTGGTGCTGTCAATAATGTTGACATATTTGATATTCTCAAACTTCCGGAAATGTCTAATTCTTTTTGAGGATTAGGTTGATTTATTCCTATTCGACCATTTGCAGATCCTGAGAATATAATATCTGAGTTTATGTCTGCTGGAAAATAAGAACCGCTTCCGAATATCAATCCCGCAATGTTTATTCTATTTGTTGATTCATATGGCACAGATATGGCATTACCTATAACAATGTTCCCATATGATGGACCGCGTCCAGGAACACTTCCTATTGTTTCAGATTGCCCTGCTCTAAATCCTATAAAGTTTGAAAAACTTGCACTCGCAGCACGTTGACCTGCTCTCCATCCTATAAAGTTTGAATATGACCCGCTATACGATTGTCTTCCAGCAAACCATCCTAAAAAATTTGAATTGCTCGCGGAAGCTGCTTCTGTCCCAGCAAAGAATCCTATAAAATTTGAATTACTGACACGTGCGTTCCATCCGGCCTGTCTTCCTATAAAATTTGAATCAGTTATTCCGGATGCAGCATATCCGGCCTGTCTTCCTATAAAATTACAATCGTTTGAACTTGACGCGAGATACCCAGCTTCAAATCCTATAAAATTAGATCTTATTGAATTTGCGGCTTGCTGCCCGGCTACATATCCGATAAAATTGGAATATGATGAACTTACAGCTAAATTACCTGCTTGTTGACCTATAAAATTAGAAGATATAAGTGCAGAAGCTTCCGAACCTGCTGAATATCCTATAAAATTTGATTGATTTATATTATCACTGTCAGATCCTGCATATGAGCCTATAAAGTTTGAATTGAAAGCTCTAGATGACGAACCACCTGCAAGAAATCCTATAAAATTTACTTCCTGTGATGATGATGCGAATAAACCTGCAAATGGGCCCAAATAAACCGCGTTGCTAGCTACCAATGCATTAGCTCCGGAGCCGTTTCCTAGAAAAATGCTAGATAACGTAGTATTTGAATCTTTACCCGATTCATGTCCTATAAAAGTTGAGTTACCACCACTTACAGCATTATAGCCTGCACGGTAACCTATATAGGTTGAACCTGACATAAATTCTGGTGTGATATTATAATAAGGAGAAGTGCTTTTATAACCAGCTTGATACCCTATAAAATTCGAGTATGATGAATTTGATGCAGAAATACCAGCTTCATACCCTATAAAATTTGAATATGATGATGTATTAGCTAAGGCGCCTGCTGTCCATCCTATAAAATTTGAATATGATGAATTGAATTGCCGTTTAGGTGGTAAACTTCCTTCACCACTGAAATCACTTGAACCTATCCCTGCTTGGTAACCTATAAAATTCGATCCTGTTGAAGCGGTTGCTGAATATCCTGCAAACAACCCTATAAAATTTGAAATAGATGCAGTGTCAGCATTAGCGCCTGCTGCATATCCTATAAAATTAGTATACGGCGAATCCGTTGATTTGTATCCAGCCTGGGCACCAATAAAATTAGAGACAATAGCATTAGATGCAGAAATCCCAGCTTCATACCCTATAAAATTTGAAGCATACGCATTTGTCGCTCTATTACCTGCACTATATCCTATAAAAATACCATCACTGGCAGCTGAGGCTGTAAATCCTGAATTTTGTCCTATAAAAATAGATCTGGCTGCATTTGTTGCTCTGTATCCAGAATCCTGACCTATAAAAACAGCATTGTTTGCATTAGTTGCTTGATAACCTGCCTGGCGACCAAAAAAGTTTGAATTGTTAGAATTCGTTGCTTGATAACCTGTCAGGCCACCAAAAAAGTTTGAATTATTAGCATTTGTAGCTGTGTAACCTGACCAAAATCCTATTATATTAGATCCGCTGGCGTTTGTTGCTTGAAACCCTGCGTTATACCCTATAAAATTGGAACCTGAAGCATTTGCAGCTTCATAACCTGCTTGTGTGCCGATAAAGCTCGAATTATTAGATCTAGAAGCCGAATATCCTGCATATGTTCCTATAAAATTTGAGTTTGATGCAGAGTCTGCAATCCTACCAGACTGATAACCTATAAAATTTGAACCTGACGCTTCTCTCGAAGATTGTCCTGCTTGATACCCTATAAAATTTGAATTGGATGCATTTATTGAACCTTCACCAACTTTATACCCTATAAAATTTGAGTATGCTGCTTTTCCAGAAAGAGGATATGTATCCCCAGCTTCCCAACCTATAAAATTGGAATATGCTGAATCTACTGCAGAGAAGCCTGCCCTGCTTCCTAAAAATATTGAACCTGAAGCGTTTGTTGCTGATAAACCAGCGTTTGTGCCTATAAAAACTGAGTTATTTGCGGCTCTTGCTGAAATTCCTGATCCAAGTCCTATAAATACAGATTTAGTGGCATCGTCTGCGTTGCGGCCGGCGGCATATCCTATAAAATTGGAACCTGACGCATTGATTGCTTGGTATCCCGCTTCAGCGCCTAAAAAATTTGAATTAATAGCGGCTGTTGCTGCATACCCAGCTCGCCATCCCAAGAAATTTGAATGTCGTGCATTTGTTGCTTGATATCCTGCTTCCCATCCTAAAAAGTTTGCACCATTAGCATTTGTAGCTTGATAACCTGCCCAATAACCTAAAAAGTTTGAGCCTGAAGCATTAGTTGCTAATTGTCCTGCGGATGACCCTAAAAAGTTTGAAAATGCTGCAGAAGTTGAATTACGCCCTGCAGATGACCCTAAGAAATTTGAAAATTGTGCCTGTATGGCTGATAAACCTGCTGCATCCCCGAGGAAATTTGAATTACCGGCACCGGCAGCGCCAACACCTGCGTTCTGTCCTAAGAAATTTGAATTCGCTGCAGCGGTGCTGCCACTTCCAGCATTCAGACCTAAAAAGTTTGAATTCGCAGCAGAGGTGGCACCTCTTCCCGCGGATGACCCGAAGAAATTTGAATTAGTGGCATTAGTAGCTTGGCGTCCGGCATTCTGTCCTAAGAAATTTGAATTACTAGCATTTGTTGCTTGATACCCGGCGGCGAAACCTAAGAAATTTGATTGTTGCGCAATTGTTGCAAATTCACCTGCAGAACGCCCTAAGAAGTTTGAATCGGGAGCATTTGTTGCAAAATAACCCGCTTGCTGACCTATAAAATTTGAATTAGGTGAAGTTGTAGAACCGGATCCCGCAGATCTTCCTATAAAATTTGAATTATTAGAATTTGTAGCATGGGCGCCGGCAAATTCTCCTATAAAATTTGAGTTGTATGAGTTCGTTGCTGCTCTTCCTGCAAATCTTCCTAAAAAAATCGACTCAACTGCTGCAGTTGCTTGAAAACCTGATCCTGTTCCGAAAAATATCGAATCGGTTAATGAAAACTGTGTTGTGGATGGATTGTATGAATATAATGTAGATCCTGACACCTTAACAGCCTGATCTCCAATACTCGATGATATTATTTGAAATACTGGGCTGTTATTTAATCCATTATCAATAATCGTACTTCCAAGGCCGCTGCCCGTAAAAAACAATCCATAAACTTGACTTGATGCTTTTGATCTGTCTTTTTTCTTATTTAAATATTCAACATTGAATACAAGCTCTGTGTTTGTTTTTAATGTTTCTAATGGAACAAATAATCTTGCTTGATTTGGAGAATACCCGAATTCATTTCTAGGTTGTATTGAAATGTTTTTTATAGTAATATACAATGCATTGTTAAACAAGAAAACAGGGTATATTTTACCACCGCTTAATGTTTTAAAATAATATGTGTATGTAGCTACCCCCGCTGATACTTTTTTTGTCAATGAACTTATACGTTCACCTTCACTTGAATCATCTAGAATTTTAACCGAATCTTTATTTTGTATTGTATCACGCAAAATGCTTGAACCTGATATAAATACATCTAATTGTAAATCACCGGTGTCCCTTATAGATCCCTGAAAGGGTAATCCTAATGCGAATTCTAATTTAAATTCTGTATTAGGTACAACATTTATGCCGTATCCTTCTTTTAATTTTATTTTAAAATCATATGGCATTGTAGGATCTGATAGGCCAGTTGATTTAATTAAAACACCTTGACTGCTAAATGGATTGTCAGTATTATCAAAATCATATAACGCGGTATATTTACCGCTAGTTATCTCCCAATAGTTATCAAAATCTACAGAACCCGTCGGTCTACCAATAGGACGTTCAATCAATTCAGATTTCGATAACACCAGACTTGATGAGTCAATAAGGTATTCTTGAGGTCTCACCCTGAATTCACCAATAGGTACAAATTCACCAAATGTTCCATATGGTTTATAAGATATTGCAACCGAATCAACTTTACCCGCTAAAGGTTCTAGATTGTCAAATTCTAATTGAACAAACGATTCTGAATCATTTGTAGCCAAATCTGACTTTGTTGTATAATAGCTTGCGGTTACGTTTGTTGCATCCTTTATACTTTTAAAAACATTGTCTTTATTATCTCCATATACATGTTTAAACGGAGGCCAAATTTTTACGTTGCTTTTATCTATGACTTCAATTATACTACATGAGAAATCTGGAACTGTTACACCCGAAACATTTAATTGTGATGTAAGACCCCTTATTATAATCTCACCGCCTTTATAATCTTCTGTAAAATTACCATTAGCATCGTATAATGTAGGAACATCGGAATATCGTGATATTGATATTTGTTTAGTTTCAGCTGTGTTTCCTGATTCTAAAATTTTAGGATCTAATATAACCTGCAAGTTATTTTCTGAAATTTTTGTTCCCGATTTTGAAGAATCTGAATAATCATATGATGTCAAAACTGGATTGATTGAAACCTTTAAGGCTCCTGTTACTTCAACTTTTCTATCTGTCCCTGATTGATATGTTTTATATTCTTCAAAGCGTTCTTTAACTCTAATTGTAGGAGCCTGTGCAAAAATTATTTCATTTTCTGTTTCTTCTGTTGGTATTACAACAACTTTACCTCTCCAAAAAATATTAGGAAAATCGATATAATCTATTGATGATGCTGGGTCATTTGAATATGATAATTGCTTACGATTTTTTACATCATATGAAGCACGGCCTGCTATATAGATTGAAGCTTCACCGGGAGGTGTATCTTCATAAACATGTACAACAATTAATCTAGAACCGTCTTCTCCTGTAAGATCTGTGACTTCATGATAAATTACGCCACCTGCAGAATCAATAACATCAATATATAAAAGCGATCCTTTTACAAGAGTATCTTTATTAATTCGTATTCTAAAACTATTTTTTCCAACATATAATTTATCAGGAACATCAAATAATCTAAAATATTGATCTGATGTTTTTGATTGATCTATTATTTTTGCATAAGGTAAGTATTCTTTAAGACCTGTACCGAATCTCTCATTTTGAATCATTATAAATACCTTTTACAATAAATATCAAGCCATTTTGATTTCAGAAAATCCGTTGTTTGATTTATTTATGTGTATTAACCCGTCAGCTAAATCTTTCATTGCATCAAGATGGCTTATACACAAAATAAAATCAAATTGTGTTTTAAGATAATCAAATAACAAATTAACAGAACCTATCTTTTCTGAATCTAATACACCGAATCCCTCATCAATTGCAATAAAATTAGGACGAGGAAGACTTGAAACATTTATTAAAGCAGCACGCATTGCAATTGAAATCATAAATCTCTCCATACCTGATGCAAGTTCAACGGGCCAACTTGTGTCATCATTATAATGAAGATAACAATTTATGTTTTTGTCATCGGCTTCTAATGTCACATAAAATTCTACAATTTGATTTAATATTGAATTCACCTCATCTTCAATAACAGGCATTATTTTTTTCAATAAAATGTGAGGAATTCCATTTTTGGCAATTGCCCCTAAATAGGCTTCATATACAGATACTTCATCATATAAATCACTTAATTGTTTTTGTTTATCTTTCCATACATCAAATGTTGTTTTTAGAGCAGATAGTTTACTGTTACAATCCATTAATTGATTTTGAAACACTTTATATTTAGATTTACAATCAGTGTATTCAAATTCCAATTCTTGTATTTTTTTGCTTATTTCTTTGTTAGTGTTTTGAATAGTTTTCTGTTTATGGTATTTCTTTTCTTGGTGTTTTAAATGTTTTATTTTGTCATCTATTGATTTGATAACAACTGATCTGTGTTCTTGTTGTTGTTGCCGTTTTGATATATCATTTTCAATATCGGAGATTGCAATCTGCAATCTATTATAAGATGATTCTGCAGCAATAGTTTCGGGCTTTAAAATTTCTATTTGATTGTTGATACTTTCAATATCAGATTTCAATGTTTCATATTCCGATTCCTTTTGTGGCAATAATTTTTTAGCCTCTTCTGCTTTTTGCACAAATGGATTACTTGTACAATATTTGCAATCAGGGTCATATTCATGTGTATCTAAATGTGCAATTTGTTCACGCAGATGCTTTAAATTTGTAGATACTCTAGCGTATTTTTCTTTTAATTTTTGATGTTGGATTGTTAATGCTTCTAATTTTAATTTGGATTCTGTTATAGATTTAAAATCAATTTTAGAAAATTCAGAATTTGAAATTTTAAGGTCAGAAGTTAATTTCTTTAAAATTAATTTATCTGAATTAATATCATCATTTAATTGGTCTTTTTGTACAGATGAATTTTGCATCTGTTCCATAACTGTATCAATATCGATTATCTCATCTACATTTATTATCTTAGTTGAATATGATTTAATTACATCTTCCAATTCATGCATATGTTGTTCACTTGAAACAAATGAACCTGATATTTCAAGAAATTTTTGTTGGGTAGAATCAATTTGTTCAGGTAATTGTGAATATGAATCCTGTGCAATGTCTAATTCCAAATTTTTAATTAACGCCTGTTGTCCCTTAATTTCATTTCTTGCAATTATATACAAATCATCAAAAATGGATATGTCCAAAAATGAATTTAATAATTCTTTTCGTTCTCTCTGTGTTTTGAATATAAAATTCTTGTTGTCATTTTGCGTAGATAATGCAGTCAATAAAAAATCATCATATGAACCTATATACCCTCGAATAACACGGTTCGTTGAATCACGGTCTACATCATTCAGACTAAAATATTCACCATTTATAAATTTACCAAAATTAACATCAACTCTAACATTACCTGTCCTTTTATGTTCTTCACCTATACGCTCAATAACATAAGTTTCATGATTCAATTCAAATGTCAGCTTGCAATTGAATTTTGTTTTTTTGTTATTTAATACATCCTTTGCCCGATATGTTCTTGAGCATTTATCAAATAAACAAAATGTTACGGCATCTAACAATGTAGATTTACCTGAAGCATTAGGTGCGAATAATCCTTGTATGCCTGTAAAATTTGACATATCTACAAAGTTATTTTCGCCATATGAAAACATATTTGAAAATTCGAATGTCAAAGGCTTCCATACAACATTACGGACAACAACATTTGAGTTATCTAATTTAGCATTCATTATTCTGTTAACATGACGTATTCTATCAATATCAACATGTTGACCGCCCTCGATATCTTTTATATAGGTTGTAAGCAAATCATTTTGATATTCAACATCACGAACATCACCTAATACAGTATTACTATTGTTTGTAAGGTATTCATGATTATTAACTTTTATAACAGTTGTTTCAAGCAATTTATGTCTTGTTTTTAACAATTGAATCGCCTTTGTAACATCTTTATAATTTGTGTTGTTATATTTTATACGAAGGTTTAGATTTTTAGGTAATGAATCAATGTAATCTCTTGGAGTTATAATTTTACCATCAATCATTTCGATTGTTGCATATGCAATAGTATTTTTTATTTCAATAAATTGCGCAGATTTTGTTTTCAAATCCCAAACCATAAATCCGTGTTCAAGATCCTCACCATGATTTTGTTGAATCAATGAACCTGCATATGCAATTGTTTTTTCTGAATTTAAAAATTGCCGTTTATGAATGTCACCTAACAATGCTAAATCAAAGCCTTCAAACATTTTAGGACCGACAAATTCATTTTGTATTTCGTGATTTAGATCTGTAATTGCGCTATTAACTGCGCCGTGATGCAATGCTATTTTATAAGGTGCATCGATGTCAGTTGAAAGAATCCATTCATTAGGTGTACCGTAAACAGAGAATACAGAGAATTTTACACCATTAAATTCATACACCCCGGTATCTTTCCAATAATGAAGATTAGGATGATTTAATGTTGTTACAATTGGCGATAATGCATCAAGTCTTGAATCATTATTTAGGTTAGTATCATGATTACCTGTTATCAAAATTGTAGGTGCAATGTCAGCACATGATTTGAAAAAATCAGCAACCATTTGAATAAGTTCAGGTGACATGTCATTTTTTGAATGTACAATATCACCTGCTAAATATATAACAGAATCAGCATCAACATTATCTTTTAGATATTTGTATAATTGTTTAAATATTGATTTGTATTCAGTATGTCTTTTGAAATTGCGAATGTGAACATCTGCAATGTGAAATATTTTTGAAATCATTATAACAACTGTTGGATTTTGTATTCAAATAATCTTGATTCTGATAACCTGGGAGATGATTCAATCAAATCCCACATATAATTATATCCTAAACTGTTAGGATCTTGCCCTTTTGGCAATTCTACAAAATGAACATTTACGCCAAATCCCATCAAATATTCTGCATGTGAAATTGATTTTTTCAAAGCATCTGAATCTAATGCAATATATAAATCCTTGACTTGATTTTCCAATATTTGCATTTTTAATGTCTTTGACAATGTTGTGCCATATAAAGGACTTGCATTTCTTTTAAGGATTATTGCATCTAATGCCGATTCAACTAATATAATTGGCAAATTCCAATTCAGTTGCATTTCAAATCCTACAATATTTCTGCTATAAGGTGGGTTTACAAATTTTGTTTTGTTTGAATTTAGAAATGTTCTTGTTGTAAAATATGTTAATTTTCCTTGTTTATCATAATTAGGAAAAATCATCATATCTTTGTATCGTCCTTCTGTACAATATCCTATCCTATATTTTAATATGTCATGTGCAGTTACCCCTCTTCTTTGTAAATATTCAATACAGGTTTTCCATAAAAAGTTTTTCTCTTTAGGAACCCACAATGGAATATATTCTTTTGGCAAATTGCATACTTCCTTTGTCTCATCAGATTCATAAAGATCCGCTAAATTTCTGCTTTTAAAATTGGGTATCTTTGAAGCTAATTCTTCTAATAAACCTGTCTTGACATTTAATCGCTTTAATAATGTAAAAAGACTTTTACCTTTTGTGCCGCAAACCCAACAATGCCAATATTGTGTTTCAGGATGTATTTCTAATTTTTGCTTTGAATGCTTACAAAAAGGACAATTAAATGCATGATTGCCTTTGCTTTTATGTGTAGATGCACCTAAAACCGATTCTAATATTCTTACTATATCGCCCACCATATTCAATAAACATATGGAATATTATTGAGATTTCCAAACTTTTTTTAGGATTTGTCTAAAATAGATTTCAATTCAGAATTACCTCGCAATGCCATGAATCTTCTTGGACCTATACAATCATTGTAAAATTCATCTGATAGAATGACATCATATTTATGATGCATGTTTTCCTCTAAATAATTTACTTGACCTTTTGTCATTGCAAAGTGTAATATTTCAAATTTGAAATTTTCTTTACCTAATTTATGAATGTCTTCAAGTAAAGGTTTGTTTGAGCCCATATATTCACGCCAATCAGATTCAGTTGTTACCTTAGCTCTTCTGACTTTACCTTCACGTTTTTGTTTTGCAGTTAATGCTTTTTTGCGTGTTGATGAAACATATTTTCTGCCAATATATTTTTTACCGGTCAATGTATTAGTAATCATATAGACGAAACCATGCACACCTGCAGGTATCTCATCAACTATTTTATCTTTATGAAACCAATGTGACATTATTTTTCATTTATCTGTTGTAAATATTCATACATATATTTCAAAAACTTATTCCACACTTTCCGGTTGCCATATTCGTTGCCTTGAAAATAATCATAATAATACCAAAAAGCATTTGATTCTTCTTTTGATGCTTGTCGAATATTACCGCCTTCTGCTGTGCGCAATAATTGTAGTATGTCTTTTACTGAATAACCTAATTGCATATAATCTTCAACAGCTTCTCTTGCAAATGCTTGTATTTCTTTTGGGTGTGAAAGATATTCCGAATTTATATCACTATTTGAACTGTCAACATAATTAGCGTTTTTCAACATTTTTATAAATTGGTCACGATGTGTTAATTCATGAGCAATTATAGATGAAACAATATTTTTAAAATTATCCCATAAGTAATCATCTTCAAACGTTTCCCAAAAATTACTATCATATCCTATTCCTATAGTACCATCGGAATAAATAAAACCTTTTGTAATACCTACTTCAGCCCAAGAATCTCTTAACGGTTCACCGAATGAAGGACTGTCTTCAAACTTGATTCTTTTAGACTGAAATTTTTTATTTAAAATATCAGCAATTTCTATATTTGATAAATCATTACCTATTATTTCATCTTTAACTGAATCTATATAGTATGACACCCAACTTACTGATTGGTATCTCCTTTCTGTTAATAGTTCAATCAATCGTATCACTAATGAATCATTTTAGGTCTGAAAATATTGGATGTTTTATCCAATGGGTATAATATTGATTTTGTAATAAATATAGAACCGTCCTTTTTAATTTCCCATTCCAATGGAGTGAATGTTTGATCTCTCCATAAATTATATAATTGCGAAGAATTATCTCTACCTAAAACGGTAATATCAATATATTTAGCAGAATGTAAATCCCGTAATTGATTTTCACCATACGGTGTAAATGTAAATTGATTTCCAACTGACTTTGAATGCCCGGAAAAATAATATTCTGTGCTGTCACTAAAATTTACTCGTATTTTATAATGCTTTAATAAAACACCTCCTGAATTTATATCAGGCAATCCTGATGCAAACATTTCAACAGAATCGATTTTTGCTGCATTGAAAATTTTATATGATCTGAATATTGTATTGTTATCTGCTACTAAATAATTGTCTGTTGTCAATGATGATTTAAAAAACACAATATCTGCATTTGCTGAACGCGTTGCAACTTGTGTTGTTTTATTGTCTGTATTATTTTCAATTTCATCTTTTTGACAACTTAGAAAAATTAAACTTGAAATAAATGATAAAAATAAAATTGAATAAATTACCCTTTTCATAAAAACTCCTTTTTTGTTAGCCATCCCATCTTACTGCAATATTAATATCAACGTCTTCTCGCATCTGTATAGGTTGACCCAATTTTGCAACAGCAACCATATGACCTTCCGAATTATACATTCCTATTGTTGTTGCATACGGTCTTAATAACGAACCTGTCATGTCATCTATTAATAAATCGGATTTAGGTGATTGTAATGCAGTTGGATTTGTTGTGATGCTAAAATCACCCTTTCTAATTCTGCACATCACTTCATACTCATATATCCTGTGTACACTTTGAAAATCAAGTTTGAAATCTGAATTGAATGTGTTTATATATTTGTTATTTAATGGCGACAATACAATTAGACCTTTGCGGTAAAAAACATTGCCTACAATCGCTGTATTGTACATATAGTCTGGATTTGCGAGACCTTTATAGAAATTGGTATCCAATACCGATCCTGTATAATATGCTTTGTCAACAAACCTTATTTCGTCTAATGACCCACTAAATGAATCCAATCCATTTTGATTTCTTGAACCGAACATTAATTCAAAATCATTCAAGCAATTTCCAGTAGTGTCATTTATTGATGCAGATACAGGTCCGCCATTCACAACCATTTTCAACCGTGCTATATTAGATTCAGTATATTTTGTTACACTTATATGTGACCATTGATTTGAAGACACTGAACAGGACATCTGTGCAATTGTTTTACCATCAGATCTTTTAAAATATAATCTATTATTATGCCATGTAAAATCATATGGATATATGTCGGTCGATTTATCCCTAAATGAACTTGACATATAAACAGTTTTTGCAGATTGACCTGAACCTACATATGATCTTTCTTGATAGCCCCAAGTGTTTTCAAATATAGTTCCATTTTTTGATATTACTGACCCTGTTCCTGATTGTGTTGATGGGTTTATCCAAAATGATATAGTAAATTCTTCTGTTGAATCAAAGTTATATTTATCATTATTGGGTGTACGTATAAAACTATAATTTGTGCCGTCATTTTTAAAATATGCAGCCATTCCACATTGTGAACCTGATATTGCGTGTCCTACATTATATGTAACATTATTAACAATACTAGGATAATTTTTTGAATCTATTTGATATGAGTCATAAACATATTTTCCGCTTGTTGTTCCTGAAAAATATTTAAAATTTCTAAATTCTGAATTGAATCCCCAAAAACCTATAACATTATGTCTAGAAAACCCTATCAATCTTGACTCTAAATCTGAATCATAAAGATTGCCATACCCATCATCAATCAATGTAATACTACCTGATGTAATTTTTATAGATCCAGGTCGCAGACGTTCACCGTGATCCATATACGGAATTGATAATATTGATGCTGTTATATTTAAATGTTTAAAGGTATATCTTCGATTTGGATGTTCAAATGAACCGTATGCATTATAAGGATCTCTGTAATATAAATGATTTATCGATTGCCAAGTAACATGTTTATATGTCCCGTCCGAATTTTTAGGATCGTTGTTTGCTTTAGCATCACCAATTGGAGTTAACAAGCTTGTATGATATCCCTCTGTTAATGTATAGCCGCTTCCAGATTGAAACAATTGATTGCGATTGTAGTTAAATGTTTTATATACTTTAATTGGTGTTAAAGTGAAATCCTGTTTACCTATCGGGGCGAATGTAGTTGGAATAGCCATACATCCTTTTATTGTGTGACTTTAACAGTAAATAACATTTCATCTGTAAGAGAGCTCTTTATAGGTTTTGATATTTTTCCTATTGCCAATAATTCCTTCTCATCATTATATAATCCAATTGAACTAAAATACGCTTTATTCTGTCTTAAAAATGAGCTTATAATATCGCCTTCTGAACCTGTGACATATGTTGGATTATTTGAATAATTCAAATGTGAATTTTTCAATGTCACAAAATATCTGGCAGATCTTTTAATATCAACACCCCTACCATAAAATGCTAAAGGATCTCCGGAAAGATCTGTCAATCCTCTATCTAATACCACTTTCATTGAATGGAATAATCTATATGCATTATATCCATTTTTATCAACTGATCTGTTTGTATTCAATCCCAATTCATCAAGTTTTTTACCTGATAAAACAATTATACCGTGACTAGGATATACACGTCCATAACTTGTTTTTCTAACTGGAACTAATATAAATCCGTTGTCTAAATCTGAATAATTTTCAAAATATGTGCCATCTAATAAAGTTGAAGTATCTTTAGGATTTACAGGATCTTCTACAAAATCTTGTAATGCCCATGCATCTGTAACAAATGCCATGTTAACATCAGGTTGATATGAACCGCTTATTACAGACCTATTATATGGCACCGAACCTGAAAATAAATATTCTAATAATAAGGGTTGCGTTCGCCATTTAAGATTACCATCATATGTTACACCATTAACTGTCAATTTTTGTTTAACCGTTACCTTTGATAAATCCTTTGTAGGTGCAAATGTAAATCCTTCAAGTGTCTGTTGTGATGCAGGTGCAGCTGATACCTGAAAATCAGAATTATACCATATCGAAGTTCTACAAGATCCTGACATTTTTGTGGGTGATAATGTTGAACCTATTGGTAAATTGAAGCTTCCTGTCCATACACCTTCATAAATTGATTCATATACATTATAATATGTATTTATTTCTTTTAATGACATTGTATATGAAGAACTTACTAATGTTGCAACAGGATTTATGTTTTTCAATGTATTTGGAGGTGTTACATCAACAACAGATCCTGAAGATCCGTCTATTCTATATGTAACACTACCATCTAGACCCCAAAGATACACTCTTGAACCTTGAACCGTAACAGTTGAATTGTTTGCTATTATTGATGTATTTATGTAAGTATCTGTTGACGGTACAGCTAAACTTGCAGAAACAATGCTTGATGTCACATATGAACTACCTACACCGTCTTCAATTGTTCCGATAACTACATCATATGAATTGCTTGACAAATATACAGGTTTAACTACACTAGGACGTTTTGTTAGTGTATCGACAAGTGTTAGAGTTGAACCTTGATATGATGCAGTAAACATGTTTGAAAGTATACTGTCTTTTTCTTCATCTAGAGAAAATGATGTTGATGCAAATGTCATTTCCCAGTTACCGGGATCTAATGATTGTTTAAATCTTTTTCTTGCAATATCAATTATGTAAACATAATCTTCATCTGTACCATTAAAATTAAATTTTTGTTGTCCATGAGGTAATAACACATGCGCATATTGTGTATACATTGCCTTTGTTAATGTTTGATTATCCAAACCTCCCAAATCTCTAGCGCCTTTACCTTCATAATCAGCATATATTATATTATATTGGATTTCTGCTGAACATGTAGGTTTAGTATCAGGTGATCTATCATACACCGGTAAAATGTAACTCAATGAAGACGAATCAGACAAGCTTTGTGTTGAAGGTGTCAACAAAAATGGTGTATCATTTGACCATAATGCAAATGATGTAATATCAATGGTCTTTAATGTATCGTCCTTCCTAATAGGATAATATACCCGTGCAGATGCCGTAGGTTCCTTTACCTCTTTGGGTGGCGGTGGCGGTGGCGGTGGAGGTGGATCCACATACCCACATGATTTTGAATTAGTTTCAATTCTTTCAATATATGTGCCGCAATTACCATCATGATATTCAGCGTATTTATCTAAATTTATACAATAGGTTCGAACTAATGTACCAGATGATGTACATGACGGTGCAGGTATTGCACCGCAAAATACAGAATTATCTTCTATTTTCTGTTCATATTCACCGCAGGCTCCATTTGTATAAATTCCCCATTTCTCTAATTTTAATACCGCTTGTGCATATGATGAATTTCTACATTCATATCGTATTAGTGTACCTGCTAATGGACACGGATTAGGTACATTAGATCCAGGTTCGATTGATTCCCCACACAAACAAACCACAAAATCATGAGCATACGGTTCATTAGGATCTGGCTGGACTTTGCATACACAATATTTATGCTGCCAACAAGGATCGATCATCCAATTAAAATCATATCCTTCACGATTTTGGTAATTAGGATATCCTGAATACCACGATATGAGCCAATCGCCCTGTGTAGGTTCTGGAACAGCTTCACACCCTGGAGGATTAGGATTACATCTAGGGTCTACAGAGGCACATTCAGCACAATTTTTTGGACATTCCGGAAGACAAGGATTTGATGTACAGGGATTAGGTGGTGCGCAATTAGGATGATCTGGATATTGCACACAAAATGGCAACGCATCACAATTATGTGCAGCATATGAATCAACAAAATATGTATGGTCACTATCAGAATCTAATTTTAAATCATATACAATTGTATCATCAAATAGACCAGAATTAGTTATTTCAAATGATTCAATTAAAACAGGTCCTGATTCAGTTACAATATAATCACCAATTGATAATTGTTTTATTATACCGCCATCATGCAATATTTTATCAAATGCTTTAAATGATTTCCTTGATAATTCAATATCTGCTGTTAACCATAAACCGTCAATTGACTTGAAAATGTGATCTGGTGTAGCAAATGATTTACCATTATTTATTGATAGCAATCCCCTTTCACCTATAATAGGTGTTATTTTGTCAATAACTTTTGCGGTTTTTCCAGAACTTGTTTTTACTTCATCACCAATTGCAACATTTTGTATTTGGCAATAACTACCATCACTCATTGCAACTTCAGTATCACCTACAAAACAACATACTGGAAATTCCGGGTCGGTCGGGCCAGTTGGGCCGGTGAAAACATCCGGTAAACATTGTACACAAGTTTGATATGACGGTTTACCATCTAGATTCGGTCCTATCTTTTGAGCTGTAGGGCTGTTTTCTTGTGTTATTGTTATTTGTCTGTAACATTTCCAAGATGTAGAAGGTGCCGGATTAGGAAATCTATATATCTGATTTAATCCCTCGAGTGTTGTCCTATATGCATCTATTATTTCATCTACATTGTCGCAATTCTCAAGTGTACATCGATACCAGGGATTCTGAGGAGGTTGTACAGTTTGACAATTACTTGAGCATTCACTTAATGATGCATATTGACCATTTACTGCAGGTTGACATCCATTTGTTCCGCAAGTATACCTGATACAACCACTTTGTTGACATAATTGTGGAGTCGGGTAATTAGGTTCAGGTGGGAATATGTCAGCATTATTATTAGGTTCGTATGTAAATGGAGTGCATGTTCCATTATTACAATAATATACTGTTACTAATGCTGATGGGCTGCCAGGTCCACCTGCAGGTCCTAATCCTTGATCTGATAATGATAAATTACATTGAGTACAATTAGTATATGTTGAACCTGCATTTGATAAATTAAAACCATTCAAACCGTCAGTTTGTTGCCATGCGGCAGATTTTACCCTCCAACATACATTATCTACTTTATAAACCTCTCCTATTGTCCAGCCGAATGATACACCGGGTGTTTCAGTTGATAATGGGAATCTATATGCAGGTGATGTTATTAATGGATTTTGACAATTTTCTAATGTGTATATGACTTTCCAAGGTGCAGGTGGCACATATGTACATTCAGCACAAGTTTGATATTTAGGTTGATTTGTTAAATCTATACTATATTGTGAAATAGGATTTACAGGTACCGAATCAAATTGAACTACAACAAAGCATTGTCCGCCAGGACCTTTAACAACACCATTAGTTGGCAAATCAGCAAATTGTGATGTTCTTCTTGCTGGTATCGGTGTTGCATTTGGATTGCTACATGGTCGAATCCTATAATAAAAAGTTTGCGTAGGTCCAGAACCACCGCCTTGATTAGAACCGCCGCCGCTTGATGGTTGGCCTTGCGGATTTAAGCATGTACTGCAATTAGTATATAATACTAGCCCTTCCAATTGTAAGGCGCCTGCAGGTGCAGCGCCTGTTGCTGGATTTGCTACAGACATTACTCTATAACATACACCTGAACCGTCATTAAAAACCTGACCTACAGAAGCAGTACCGTTATTTCTATAACCTATTCTAGGCTGATTAGTGCTACAATTTAATAAGTTGTATAAATTGGCCATATATTACTTTTAGAAATCCAATTTAACTTTAATCAACGCTTCTTCTTTATATGATTTTTTAATTGCCTGTGACAATTTTGCAACTGCAACTAAATCTTTATTTGTGTTATATAATCCAATAGTTGTAATATAAGTTTTAGGATCTCCATACATATCGCCATGACGCAAATCACCTTCAGAACCTGTTACAAATGTAGGATTATTTGAAAAGTTATAATCTGAATTTTTAACTCTTACAAAATAATGTGTTGATTTCACCTTTTCAGCGCCTCTTCCTTGAAATCCTAATCTGTCGCCGCTTCCATCTGTATATAATCCTGAGCCTGAAATTGATATAAAAAATCTCCTAGGATTATCGCCATCTAATTCTCTGGCTTTTGAAGTTCCGAATGATGCTGAAACATCTAACATATCACCATTTAATACAATTATACCTTTTCTCTTAAATAGTTGACCGTATATAACAGGTGCAGTTGGATTAAATATACCATCTTCAATAGTTCCTGATACAATATTGTAAACCTCACCTGATTGTTTTATAGTTGCCGGATTCACAGATGAATCATCGATTAATCGTAATACTCTTCCAGTTCCTTGTAAACCGATTGCGCTACCTGTATATGTATTACTTCCAGATACTGCTGTATATTGTGAACCTGAAAGATGAGCTAAATTTAATTCAATGTTACCTTCATCAAGTGATTCAAGCATACGAGCTCGATTTACATTTATAACATAAATTGAATTTGCTGTCACGCCATTAAATATAAATGCTTCATCAGTTGGATCTAAACATAACAATCTATATTGACCATAAATAGCTCTTGAAGGCGTGTCATCAATTTGACCACCCTGATCCACTGATCCTGAACCGAATCTATTACCATATGCGATACTGAATTGTGCTTCAGCATTGCATGTTGATAATGATGAGCTATTATATATTTCTAAATAATATTGTTTTTGTGCAGCGCTTTGGGCTGAACTTGTAAAGAATGTTGATAATGTACCGGCGCCTCCTGTCCATAATGCACGTGTAACAGTCTCTTGTTGATTGGGAACTACGTCTTCATTACTGAATACTGAAAACAATTTACCTGAACCTATACCTGAACCTGGAGGTAAAATCACACCACCACCACCTCCACCTGGAGGGAGTAAATCTATCGGATTTCTTCCAAATCCGCCACCACCTACAAATCCTCCACCTCCATTGCCCCCGCCTCCATTAAATCCGGTACCGGTACTTATACCTGAATCTTTTCTTGGATCGACTTCGTATACTACATTTTTTTCATCAACAATATAATCTTTGCCAGTCGCATCTTTAAATACCGGAATCGCTCCACCAACTACACCTTGAACAGATGGTGTTGTAGTTTGTTTTAATTGATCTGCATCCAGGCCTGTCGGTTGGATAGATTTACCGGTTTCCCTTAATCTATCAATTAGTCCCGAATCTAATGTCATATCTGAATTAAAATTAACCGCCATGTTTTATATCTCTTTTTTATTTTATGGTAAAAATACTGGTGCATCACCTGTAATAGGTGTTCCCGGTGTTGTATTTAATGTTTGTTTTTGTACAGTTATGTTAAGTGTTGTCTGACCGCCGGTTTCATTACCATAAATTGTTAATGTCGTTGTCTTCGATGATGCAATTGCAGATTTAGCTCTAATTCTAAATGTTTTACCTACAACTGATACTGACTGGCCAGGTTCCAAATCTGATAACATTGTTGAAGCTGATTTTGTTCCCAATGCAGCATCTACAACCTCTAATACTGCAACATCACTGTCTGCTAATACTGCAGTATATCCATATGTTGAATTACCATCAGCATAATTTATTGTTGATGGTCTGATGACATCTTGCTGACCTGCAGTTAATGTAATACTTGTATTTGGAACTGATACAATTGGAATTCTAACAGTCTTTTTAGGTAATGTGACTAATTTATATCGCATTACTTGCGTTTCATCAGGAACTGCTTCGGTGATAGGCATCGCCTCAATTACAGCTCCATAATATGCGGTTCCTTGTGGATGGTCAGGATTCCATAATGAATAATCGATTTCATCATCTGCTAAAGCAAAATGTGTTATATTAAATTCATTTTGTCCACGAGCAAGAAGTTCCCTTCCTTTTCTAGTCAGAATAGCATCAACAACTATTGATGTATTATTTAAGTACCCCATGTATATCCTATTTTTTTAGTTTTATTTAATAATAAATATATAACTTTTAAAGATTTTCTATTCTATTCTTAAATTACCGTCAGAATTTCCTGCATTAATAAATATAGAATTAGGATTGGTTTGTTTTATTTCAACAACAGGTCCACCGTCAACAGTATTAGGTGAATCTATATTTATTCCAGGGCCTTCTAATTTTGACCCTGCAAACCTTATTCTATTTACAACAGAACATTCATCATATTGATAATACCAATCTTCATATTTAATTCCAGAAAATAATTTCCTATCACGGTTTTGAGTTTTAATCCATGACTCTTCCCAAGGTGTCAAATAATCATATAACCCCGATGCTTCTGCAAATAATAAAGACCCTGCACTGGCTGATACATGAATTGTAGTTGAGCCTGATGAAATGAAATTAAATTTATATCTATTTATCCATTCATTCTCACCATCTTTACTATATGATATCTTAATGGTTTGATTCAATTTTTGATTTGCAGGTGTTGCAGTTTCAAAAACTTTAATTGTAAGATCTACAAAACTTGAAGTGTTTAATGGTGTTGCATATAAATCTAAAATATATCTTGAACCGCTATCAGCATTGAATCGTTGTTGCAAAACAATACTTCCACTAAATCTTATTGCGGTATCTAATCTGTTACTTATGACATTACTAATAGAACCTGTAAAACTTCCTGAGCTTGCAGTTCCTGTAACAGGTAACCATGAAGCAGTTAAATACGAATCATTTAAAAGATATGCATCATAATAATATGTTTTTTTCTGATATTTACAATTAATAATTGGACTAGTTACATATAATTGCATCGACCCTGAAGAAAATCCTGAATATTTATCTATCATTTGAATTTCAATACGTCGATCAGGATAATACGAACCTGATAATGAATTTTTTAAATCATAGCTTGATGTTATAATTGCTGAATTCCCAGCGTCTTTTATATTTAATGGACTTGAAATTGAACTTGTTGCTACTTGCAAAAATTTGTTATCTCTTAGTGCAAATGGCTGCGGTATTGAAGCTGTTGTGTAATTATTTTTTATTTCAAATTCATCACCGAATTGAATTGATGCAGTTTCATAAAATTGTACAATTTCTGTCGAGCCTGTTAAAGGTATATCTTGTGCATCATATGTAACATATGCAGCACTTTGTGTTAGTATATATGGAACAGAATCTGACCACTGTGGGTTTTTAACTTCCGGAAGTCTTGATATTTGAACCTTATTCCTTTGAAGCATATGAGGTTCAATCAAAATACCGGCAATTAAATCTGCCCTTCCTGGTATAAGTTGTTTTATTTGTTCAAAGAATGTATAATCATAAACGCTTAATATCCGTATAAATGAATTTACATCATATTTTTTTGTGTATTTTTGAAAATACTCCTGAGCTTTAGCATTTAATGTTGGATATGATATTCCAAATTCATGTTCAGGATCTGCAATCCATTCATCGAAATTTGCAGCGCCCATATGATTTGCAATGTCACGATTTATTTGATCTGATGTTGAGAATACAACCGCTAATCTATTTCTATCATTAGGCTTGTCATCATATTCAGAACTTTCACCTCTTGCTGTTGGTGATAATTCAAATTTTAATGTACTGTCTTCTAATCGTATTTTTTCATTGCCTAATGTTTGCCCTGCAATTTGAGGTGTAACAGAATAAAAGGTTTCATTTATACTTGAATATTGTGTAAATTGAGTTCCTGAAAAACTAATAAATTGCGTCAAGGCAGGTGTTTTAGATCTGTCAGGTTGAGATGATGATACAAGTGTTACAATTGAATGATCTTCCCGTTGAATATCAATACCTAATGGCAAATACCTATATAATGAATAGTATGAACCTGAAATTGAATCTACATTATAAGCCCTGGGATTTCTTACATGATTGTAAAATGTGTCAACACTATATGTTGTATAATATTCTTTATATGCTTGAATAGATCCTGAAAATGAACCGGTTATATTGTAATTATGCGGAGACGCTTTTAGTAAATTAAAATTAATATAAGTTAGGGGGCGCGCTCCTCCTAAATATAAATCATCTTTAAATAGGTCACTGTAAGGAAATGAATTAGATGTAAGGTGATATAACAATGATACAGATGATGAATGCGAAATTCTACCATATAAACTATCTGATGCTTTTGCTATATCTAAACGTAGAGAGGCTGTTTGAGATGTAGGTGCTTCATTAGTAAGTCTAATAGTCCAAAAATCTCCATCAAATATAGGTAAATAACCAGAATATGCATATTTTATCGGTGCCTGATTTACCGATGCATTAGAATCTAATAAAATTTTACCATAAGCTTCACTTCCTGAATATGACGATGATTTATTAGAGTCTAATTCTTTATGAGATACTAATGATATAACAAATCTAGGTGCGCCACTTCCCACTGATCCAGAAGCAAATATCATAACAGGTTGAGCACCTAATGATGCTGATTTTTCAGTTCTAAATCTAAATTCATATGTGTCAGGGTATCTAATGTATACAGGTTTTGAACCTGAAACATCACATACTGATAAATTACCCCACCCATCTAATGATGCAGATACTAGCGCTTGTGGTATTTTTAAATATGAACCGCTATTTGCAATATTTAAAGCATAACCGTATGTATCTTCAATTAATACCGGTAAATCGTTGTCTATTCCAGGGCCGCCGTATTCTTTTATTGATATAAGAGATTGCGGAATTCCATATATTGACATCAAAGCCTTTACAGATCTAGATGTCCCTTTTGTTTTTAATAAGTATGGTAAATTGTTGACAATCCTTCTCCAAACAGTTTCAGTTTGTTGCTGATGTGCATCTATTCTAAAATTAGGAGATTGTATAAAGCTACCGGTTTCATTTTCACCTAATTTATAAAGCCATAAATCACTTAATTGACGTACATTTTGTAAATTCCATCCAAAACTTTTTGCAATATATGGTAATAAATCATTACTAGGGCCTCGTTGAGGATGTTCATCTCTTTCATGTATTTGGGTTAATGCTTTTATATACATGTAAAGATTATCAAAATGATGACCTATCATCTGAATAAATAACTGATATTCAGAGTTGTTTCTGTCCATTAAAATATGTTCAGGTATAGACCACCACAAACTATTATAGTTAGTTTCATCATATTGAGAAGCCGAAACTAGATTACTTTCAAACCATTGTGTTACAATGCTACTAGTTGCAGAATAATTTAACTGCTTTGATGATGATTCAAATTTAGGCCAAGGTGTAAGTGAACCTGAAATATCATATGAAAAAACGCTTTGTGTCGGGCTATGATATAACCATCTTTCAAATGAATCAAATCCCTCTAATAATGCATTTATTTTATTTTGATTAGATGAAACATTTTCTAAAACATAATATGAACCTGACCCTGAAATTGAATTTAAAGCGCTGTTATCAATTGAATACGATTCAATCAATCCCATTTTATAATGAAAATTACTGAAACGTTCTTCTGCAGAAGAATAATATATAAAATTTTCCCAATTAGAATAATCAATATTTAATAATGCTTGTGATGAAGCAGAAAATGCATTATCTAATATTTTTTGTGTTGTTGGCGCATCAGATGTTAATAAATCATCCCAACTTTTATATATTGTTGCTTGTGATTGATGTGAATCAATATCTATATCAAATCTAGGACCTTTTAACTGATTTAAAGGTTGCGTTGTTATTTCAGATGTAAGTGTTATTGTATCAATGTATGAATCAATTATTTCATAACCTACCCACAAAAAATCTAAAATGTCAACATTATCATCAATTGGTGATTGCAATTTAAAATATGCAATTGCGGAATCATTAAGATCTAACTTAAAATTAACAACTTTATTTATTCTGTTAGACCCGAAATTTAAAACAAGATTATTTAAATTATTATCTTGTGAAAGTTTTTTTACATATAAATCAAAACTTCTAAGATTATTTGCATCCGATAAATTTTTTAAGGATACTTGTACTTCTCTTCTATCAGGCGAAATTTCATTTATAACAAAAGGATAATCATTTAATTGATTAGGTTTCCCAAAAACACTTGTTATTAAATTAAATGCAATTTTATATGAACCTCGTGTTATACCTGCATTTCTGAATACATCACGAATGTCAAAAAATATACTATATGGGCTGTCAGGTTGTGATTCTAATATAGGTAATTTATTATAAATAGATGTAATATAATCACCGTCAATTGAATATAAATGTGTTTCCGAAATTAATTTAGATAGATCGTTTCCTATTTTAGTAAAATTAGGTATATACAATGATGTAGTTAAAGATTTAAATTCCTTCTCTGTAAAAACTTCACCAGTAATCGGTTTACTTAATGTTTTAATTCTTTCACTATTTGTATATCGATCTAAACTCATTTATTAGTTGTTCTTTATTTCAGTTATTATTTGTTGCACAGCTATATTCAAATCATTTTTAACCGTTTCTGTTATTTGTGTTATAAGAGGCCCCAATTCACCAAAATTAGACCCTATTGTTCCTTGAAGTTCATTTGTAACAGTGTTCAATTGTTGATTGACTTGATTTGATAATGTACCTTCTAATGTTGCAATATTTGATTGAGCCTGTGCTAATGTTGAATCTGCTAATGTTTGTAAAGCTTGCCCTTGTGTCTGAGCTGCAATTGCTTGCTGTTGTGCAGTTTCAGCTGATTGCCTTAATGATTGCATATTAGATTCAGCTTGTTGTTTTGCATCATCTGCAAGATTCATGGCATTATTTGTTGTAGATGCTAATTGTGCATATTCATCACCAAAAGATAATGCCTCCATATCTTCCGTCCAATCATCTACACGATCCTCAACTTCATCTGCAATATCTTTTACTTTATTTATTAAATCACTTATTGTACCAAATAATCCCATATAATTCCCTTTTAAGATAAATCACTTGCAGTCATGTTATTTTGTACAGGTGTTGTTAATATAAATTTAGCAGCCTCTTCTGTTGCTTCTTCATAAGTTAAACCCTGTTGAACATATTTGTTTATTAATGATGTATGCAATAAATCATCAAATTCAGTAGGTTCAATAATTTGAATTTCATCTAAGCTACGTCCACGTTCAAATAGTAAGACTTCAACAGTTTTATAATTAGGAATCCGACTAACTATTCCATTGTCTATTAAATAATATGTATATTCATCCTTTGTTCTTACGCCCTCACCTGTAACTCTAAATATTGTACCTTCAGCAAAGCTAACAGGTTCCGGTAATACATCTGAAAACAATGGGTCAGGAAAATATTCAAATTGATTATCTAATACATAAAATAATGATGAATCATTTACTATCAATTTACTTGGAATGAAATTTATCAATACTGATTCAGATTCCGTAGGTATTATATAATTACCCATCGAGTTGCGTGTTGATAATCTTGAAGCATATATATTTTCTGATTTTATCTGTTCATCTGTTTTATAAACACGAAGTTCAGATTGTTTAGGAATCCGGTTTTCGACAGTTTGCAGCTGTTCAATCGGTATCGATTCTAATTTTTCATAAATAATGTTGTCATGTGTAAACATAATATTAATTTTCTATTCTAAATGCAAAATTGTTATCAACTATTGTTTCATTTTCATCTGAATCAACAATTTTAAAAATTATTTTATAAAACCTAATAGGCATAAAATTTGTAGTATCCAATATAATAAAATAACCTTTATCATCCATATCCAATTTAGTCCCTATTGTATCAAAAGGTACAATATCAATACCAGTTGCAACATCAATAATTGAATAATATGTAGTATCCGGCAAACGTCTTTCAATTACAGACTCTGATATTGAACTATATGATTTAGAAACATATAAATCACGAATACCGAATCGTATCTTTGTTTTTGTGTTATTTGCGTATTTTGCTTTTAAATTTTTGCAATAAATAACATATGATTCAGTTAATTGAGTTTTTGTTGAAAAACTGCCAGTATAACCCGAATGGTTATCCCATAATATTTGTAATTTAGGTAAGTAAATTGTGTGTGTCTCTCTACTGAAAAATTTCAATGACCCATATATCTGGTCATCTGTCTCCGCAGCAGACGAATGTTTTAGTATGAATCCGTTATTTACAATAGAGCCTGATACCCATTGTTTGACAATATTTGTCACATCCATATAAATATCAGGTGATTCAAATGAAAATGATTGTGATGCTGCAAAATTTGCATTCCAAGAGCCGCCACCTGTATTAGTTGCGAATTCCACACTTCCTGAAGATGCATCCCATGAACCTGAATTTATGTTTAATCTATATTTCCATGAAACACCATTTGTTATTTCTGGGTCATCATTGTAATTACCATTACCGTTAACCCATGATTGCGCTAATGGGTATGCATATAATGTATACTCTGTTTGTAAAGCAGTTGCTTCTGAAGCATATAATTGTAAATAATATTTTGCTGAACCTGTATCAAAATTACCTTCTGTAATATCATTTTGTAAATCTGTTAAATCAAATTGAATTAATATTCTAGAATTGTAATTATCACACCAGCTAAAAAATGAATTATTCGGGTCATCATAGCTCTGACCGACAGTAAATTTAGTTATATCGATTATTTTATCAACACCTGAATTTCTTTCTGGATGTAATTCATAAATTGTTGTATCTTTTTTTGGATAGAGTAATTTATACACTGTTACCTTATAATTTTAATATAAATATTGAATTGTGCAAAAATTACAAATCGATAATTCTACCCTTTATATCATTTTTAGGATATTTAACTTCAAAAACACAAGGATCCATACTAGGATACACAACTCCATTTCTAGTGGCTTCTTTAACCGAATATAGATTTCCTGAATATCCCATATTTGTATCATACAGATTTTCAATTTCAATATTCTGAACCGATTGAACTCCCTCTATTTTATCAAGCTCGACCATAAGACTTGCAATATTTAATGGCGCACCGATTTCCATTTTTTCATTATCTAATAATTCAATTAATTTTTGATTGCATCTAAGTAGAACATCATAACTATTATAACTAGGTCTTGTCACTAAATCATAATTCACTCCAATGTTTATTATATACGGATCTTTTATTTGAACAGCATCCGTCATCAATCTATATTGGCGTAAATATTGCCTCAAATTTTCTTTTAGAGCTTTGTTAGCATGAACAAAATTCCTATTTGAATCAAATGATAACACATAAAGATTTAATGCATATGGATTTGGTATTTTATCATATGAATTCCATGAACTTATCTGCACATCCTGTTCTACATATACTTTTGCAATTGCACCGAATCTGTCAGGCATCGTATAACACCTAAGTATATAATCTTCCTTTGTTACTGCACGATTTTGTGCAGCAAAATGTGCCATTGCTTCTTCACGAATTATGTCAATAGATTTTTTATTTAATCCTCCATATGCTGCTGAAGGATTATTAACTGTTAATGAATTAGTTATTGTTTCATAAATTTCAGGCGATACAATTTCAATAGGTGTATTTGCAACATATGAAACTAATGTTGTTATTGTATTTGAAGAGACATTGCCATCAAGACCACTTGATAATGAATACTTGACAGTTAATGTTGTGTTTGACGGTGTCAATCCATATGTTTTTGAATAAAGAAAATTCATAGGATCGATACTGACATCTTCTAATCTTTCGAAATAATCTAAACCGATACCTACATTATACGGATTTGGCAATATTTCTTCATCAGCTTCAGTGCTCATTCCTGCACCGAATTGTATTTCTGTTAATTCATCTTTTCGCAGCCTTGTTATAAATCTCTTTTCTGTTTGTTTATATGATAACAAATAAGGAACAGAAGAATTATATTGTGATAATTCAACATCATTGAATGGTATATTTCTTATAGACATAGGAACTATATCTTGCGCTAAAAATTGAACCTCATACCATTTATTTGAATCGCTGTCAGTTATTTCTAAAATTTCACTTACATTAGGATCTGGAATTACAATTTTATCATAAGGTTTAGGTTCGTTAAACACAAATGATAATGTTGATATACTACCTTCAACAGCCCTAACTCTCTTTTTTAACAAATAATATTGAATTTCACCGCTGTTATTGTCTATTGAATAAACTGATATTGTTGTCGGGTCATAACTACTACTGTATCTAAAATCAACCGGATTCACCGTTCTGAAATATATACCATTAGTTGTTGACGCAACTAAGTCTTGCTCAATATTTAATGCATAATTAAAATCAGGACTGACATTGCTTCCTTCACCTATTGCAGGCACTAATTGCATTATGTCTAAATCAACTTGCGCAGGAACAAGTGTTTTAGGTTTGTACCCAAGACCTTGTGATAAGTTATAAAGATTTATACGTTCATTTACAGTATATAAAAATGATTCTTGCAATTGAACATCTGAATAAAAATTTAAAACATCACCTATATATGATGCCATTTCAATAAACATCATTCCAGGTGATGATTCATTAAAATCGCTATAAACTTGTGGAAAATATGTTTTAGCGTAATTTATTAAAGCAAGACGAAGTTCACCAAAATCTTTGTTGGTATATTTTATATCCCGTTTTAATTTATCAGATAAACTTACTCTTGACATTATTGAACCTCAATATTAACATTTTGTGCTTCATTTGCAAATATACTTATTACTCTATTCGAATTAGAATTTAAAACACTAAATATTATTTGAATATTTACCGAATTTTCATCACCTAGCTTGTTATTATAGGTATCAACTTTAACATCAATTAGATTAACATATGGCATCCAAATTGCTGTTTGGTCACGTATTTGTGTTTTTAATATAACTTGAAGTGCATCAGAATTTTGTTCAAAAATATAATAAAGTAATCCTATTCCAAAATTAGGCTGCATGAACCTTTCACCATTTTTAGTTAATAGCAGATTTATATAATTACTAATAACCTGTTCTTCTGTTGTAACCGACATGTTAAACAACTGTGATGAATCATCAAATTTAGCATTGTTCATAGGTAGTTTTATAGCAAGAGTTGATGACTCTTTATAATAATCCGGTGGATAAATTTTATTTATTATTTTAACACTACCTGGCATTTATCATCTATACATTTGCGAACCATTGTGGCGATTTGCCGATTGTTCCATTATTTGCAATGTTTTTTTAAAATCTGTTGTTTGCAGTTTGTTCAAAACCTTTGAAACCGGGTCTGTACCTTGTGGTATTTTATAGTCTAATATAGATTCTGTGTCATCACCTTCCTCATCAAATGGTGTTATGTCTTCAAATATACCTTGAAGATACCCTCCCGTTTTAGGTTTCTCAGTTGTTTTTATTTCAGAAAAAATATCCTGAATAGAATCCTTTGTTTTAAATGCAGGTTTAGTTTTGGCATCGGATTCATTTAATAATGAAATTTTAGAATTCAATCTTTTAATTTCAGAAATTAAAGGTTTAGTGCTTCTCTGCACTTCGCGTTCAACAATAATTTGAACAAGCTTTGCTATTTGAACTAATTCATTTCTTGACATATAACATCTGTTTTATAATAAATATCAAATAATATCAATTTTTCTTAACAGTGAAAATATACTGTAAAATAAGGTTCAGATGCATTTGAAGCATATGTTATGTTGTTTTTCAAATCAGGATTCAATCTTATCAATTCATCAACAGATTTCTTACCCCCATCTGCATCACCTAATTGAAATACAAATTTTAATCCTTTTTTAAACCCATCATTTACAGCTTTTCTAACTCTATCAATTGTCCATTTTTTATCATTGAAATTTGCACTGAATGCAAGTCCATGTTGTTGATCTAAACTTTTGTGACCTTTACCATCACGTCCTCTCCAATCATTAGTATCTGTAATTACAATTTCATTTTCTCTTAAAACCGGGCTGGCAATTTCACCTAATTCAACAGACAAAGGATGATTAAAAGTTTTACCATTTCTAGTGGGTAATCCGCCTGCTATGTCTTGTGTAGGTGCGAAACCTTTTTGTTTTCCAATTTCACTTAGGTTCTTACATTTTTTATTTTTTAAATATAACGGCCGTTTAAAAATGAATTCATCAATAGCACCGCCTGAATTTCCAGGTTTTGAAACATCATTTATTGTATCCTTTGTATTCTTAGATTCGGGTGTGCATTTCCCTAATTCAGTCATTTTAATTCCTAAATCATAAAACACACTATCTTTTAATGCGCAAAATGTTACATTTTGTCCTGGATCTAATGTAGCAGTCATAGGTTTGTTTTCACATGAAACATATGAATAACCTTTTAACATTGATGTTTGATTATCCAATTTGAATTTTAAACATGAAGCAGCGCCTCCACCGCCACCGCCACCGCCACCGCCACCGCCGCCAGAACCCCCTGCACCTCCACCTGCACCTCCACCTGAACCTGCTCCTCCACCTGCACCTCCGCCTCCACCTGCACCTGCACCTCCGCCTCCACCTGCTCCTCCGCCTCCACCTGCTCCTCCGCCTGATGTTCCACCTGAACCTGCACCTCCTCCGCCTGATGCTCCGGATCCAGCACCTCCACCTGAAGTTGATGCATTAGATGCTGCTGAAATAATTGCACTACTTACTGGTCCTGAGCTAGGGCCTGCTAATGCAGCACCTAATATAGGCGCTATTACTGTTGAAATATTATTCGGTGCATTTATTCCAGTTCGTATACTAGGTAAACGACCGCAACCTAATTTTAAAAATCGTAATCTGAAATCTATCAGATTTGTTTTTGTCACTAATATTGCATGTGCACTAGGACCGCTAGGACCCATTGCTGTTGTTAATGGTCTCTCTGCAGTGCATAATTGTTTAAATTGATTATTAAATTTTTTCAACCATGACATCAAATCATCTAAATCAACTTTATGTTTATCACTTTGCAATACCACTTTTTTTCCGGTCACGACAGCTGTTTTATTTGCTATCAAAAATGCATTATCTTTTTTAGCATTCATGACTATTCGGTCAGCACTCATTAAAGCTTGTGCGCCGGGCCAGGAAGCTATTTTTTTAACTAAACAATTTTTATTAGTTCCTGGTACAAATTTTAAAATTTTTTGAGATGTTGTTAGATATAAACTTGCCTGATCTTTACCTGCATCTTCAATATCAAAACCTGAGCCTTTTTTCGGAAATTTAACCCTCATTATTGCAATAGGATCGAATTTAGATTTTCCAGGAAAATATTTTGTTGGATCTTTTTGATAAATTCTCAATCCCGGGCTGTTCACTGAACCTAATGATTGTGAAAATCTAATAGATTGACCAAATCTACCTTCCCAAATATCATCTCCCTCAAAAGGTTGAAGCATTTGAGTGCCTTTAACATTTTTACTTATTGTATAACCTAATTCCTTCCGGTCAGCTATTATTTCAGGTGTAGGTTTTGTTCCTCGGGGTCCTGTTGTTTTATCTCGTTTGAATAATTGTGGCAAATTATGTAATGAAACATCATCAATGGTATTATATGGAGCAAAATAAAAATATCGTTTTGTTTTTAATTTTGCACTTGATTTTTCAGTGCTAGGAGCTTCAAACAATAAAACATGTTCACCTATCAACGGAATTCGGCGACTGAATGTTGCTGGAGCACACCAGACATTATTAATATGCCCTAAAACCGAATTATCACCTCCTGACTTTACTTGTATTGACCCGTCAAATAATAAATTGCCCTTTTCATCTTTTTGGTCAGGCTTATAAGCTTTTTTCGTTTCTATTACTTCAACAATATGAAACATTATTTAACTCCCATCTTTATAACCTTTGCAGTTGTGTCATTTGCATTCGCTAAAATTTCAGCACGTTCTTCATCAGTTAATCCATATGAATTATCTTCGGTTGTTGTTGCTGTTGTTTTTACAAATCTCTGAATTATACCTGCTAATTTAATCAATTGTTCATCATTTTTCACACCCACTTCTAAATATTCTGCTACAAGAGGAACTAACAAAGCAGCATCATCAGGACTTTTAATAAATTCAGTTAATTTTTTTATTAGATTGGCTATTTGTGAAGATTTTTCATTTGAATTTTCATGTATCTGCTTAAGAAGTTTATCAAACGTTTGCCCTTCATATATTTCAATTTCATGAAAATTTAATGAACTCATATGTTTCCTTATGATATGTATGTATTCAATTCATATTTGCCATCACCCATTCCGTAAACCTGAATGTTTAATTGTTTTGTTTGAGGCTTGCCGTTTTTCATCAATTCAATACTGAATCGGTTTGTTTTACCATCAGATGGCTTTTTAGGACCCATGCCTATTTTTGTAGCTGTTTCTTCCTTGCTATATTCATAACCTTTGCTTTCAGCATATTCCAATGCTGTGTTTATAGCGGAGGTGTATGAATTATGATATATCTGATATTTGTTTTCTTTTAATAATCCTTTAAGACTTATCATTTTATATTCCTTTTATTATAAATATTTTGCACTATTTATAAATCCGTCCTTTTGATAATCTCTAAACATGTCAGTAAACAGATCCTTTAAAATTTTAACAACCTTTGTTATGTTTTGAGTGTCAACATTTGACCGTTCACGAATAAGAATATAAAAAAACTTTTTGTTGTAAATATCAAATTCTGAACTGTTTTTCATCAATTCAATAATTGAATCAGCTACCCTTTGATCTCTTTTAGATTTAAACAATTTAGTTAAATTTATCTCACACCAATTACACCATTTGATTAAAAAGTCTGACAATGTTTCTTGATAATTACTTAATATCACTTCATTTGTAATATTCCTCTCAGCATCAACCGCTTCTAATTCGGCTTTTTCTTTTCCTGCTTTATAAAGTAATTGTGAATTTTGAATTAAGTAATTTTTACAGATAATAGTAAAATATGAATATGCCCTACCTTTTGTTTCATCATAACCAGATATTTTTGTATATAATTGACATACAACCTCTCTTTGTAAATCAGAGTAATTTGTTTCATATCTATGAAATTTCCATGTATTTATGATATTTTCTGTTAGTTTCATAAATGCCGGATAGATATTATTATTGAACAAGCGTGTCCGTTCAACAAAATCGGATTCAGATAATTCATTAAATCTAATTATTGCATCTTGTACATCTTTGCCAAAATATATTTTGCGTGGCTTTTTTGCTTTAGGTGTTTCCAATTCAATCATCTCCATTTGTATTCGTTTCCTCGTTTTTTAATGTTTTCTTCAAATTATCTAATTCAATTTTCAATTCCTCAATAGTATTCTTGATTGTCTTGAAAACAAAACCTACTTCATCATCAGATTCGAATGAACCTAAGCGATCTATCCTTTTTAATTTCGATAAAACTTTTATGTAAGCAATTAGAAGATTTTCAACTAATGTAACAGAATTTGATTCAATTATACCGATTCGTTCAGTTTCGTTTTCAAGAATTTCAATTTTTTTGTATGCATTGATATTAGCATATATCGATACAATTAATGATATTGAAATTATTATTAATATTATTGTCATGTTCAAACATTAAAAATTTCATCAAAACTTGTTGCTAAATTTTTACCCAATTCAGCTTTCTTATCACTTTTTGTTTTTACATCCTTGACTTCATTTGAAATATATTTCAATTTTAAATCTTCTAATTTTGAGGTATTGAATTGATTTGTTGTTTTAGCCCATCTCTCAAATTCAAATCTTGCAGCTGCTAAATCAGCATTATGCAATATTTGAGGCATTGTATTACGCAATTTTGATTTCAATTGTTTTGTTAAATAATATGCTTTATTAGAATCATCATATACACCATCATGAATTCGAATACCTAAATATTCATTCCATGACATAGGAATGCGGAATGATTGCAATAAAAACAATGAACGGTCTGGAGTGAGCGTAAAAGGAATGTTATCATTTGAATCATATATTTTACCTTGATTTTTTCTATGCCATTCAGAAGTATTATATATATAACCATCTTTACCATCTCCAACAAATCCTAATTTACCTAAATCATGATTCATTGCAGCAAACATTAATTCTTGTACAGTAAATCCGGATATATCCATTCCCATTGATTCATAATGCTTGTATTCTAACAATGCAAAATCCATTACTCTCAAAACATGATCTACATATCCTCCAGGAATTGCATTATGATAATAATCAATCGAAGATGCAGGTGAAAACATCAATCTTTCTTCACCTAATGCTGCATACATTTCCTTCAAACCTTCTGCTCTATCAGGAAACATTTTATCAATGCGTTCGAAAAACTTTTTGTAATTTGTTTGAATTTGTTCCGCTGTTAATGAAAACTGTGACATAAATATTTTTTTTATATTGTAATTAAATTTTGTTCAGTCATTTTATTTTTACTCATTTCAAAGGGACGAGGTATGTTTTTACCTAATTGTTTGCTTATAAATTCAGGAATTAATTTTTTAAAATAATTTTCTCCTGCAATATCAAGTTCTTTAAAATGTGAAATTGAAGTTGCAGCGCTGACTTTTACAGGTGAATCTAAATATAAAATTGGAATCATGCATGATAAAAAATAACCTCTTACTGAAAATGAAACAGTCATTTCGGGTAATTGTTTTTTAATATCTGAAATATATTCTGATAATGATATAAATTTCTGAATGTAATTATCAGAAGGGTCATCCGGATTCACATAATCTATACAAAAATTCAAAACAACATCAGGATTTACATTTATTTTTGCGCATTGCAAAATATGATTTCTAATAGATGTTGTTATTGAACCTAAATTAGGTGTTTGTAATGAATCAATCGTAACTATCATTTGTTTAGGATATTCCCTTTCTACGGTATTTCCTATATCAAATCTGTCAGGTATAACTTCTCCGTATATGTTTTCAGGCATGTTTTAATTGTTTTATATAAAATAGGTAAAAAACCTGAGAATACCAAATATTAACAAAGTTATATTTTATGATTTGGTAACACTTTTAAGATAATTCTGAACTGCTTCATGGCTCATATTTTTTATTTGATTAGGTGTCAATTCAGGTGTATTTTTGTCTACTGTTACTTCCTCTGTAACAATGTCACCATCAGATTTTACTTTTATTATTTTACGTTCCTTTAATATCCGATTCGGATTTTGTTTTTTTTTCTGAATTGCATTATATATGTTTTCCACCGCAGGTAATGATTCCAATCTTTGTTTTTCAATGGTTTCAGCTTCAATGATTTCTTGTTCGCGCTTTTGTTCCTCTTCAATTTCATTTTCGCGCCTCATTTGTGTGAATGCAAAATTGGATGCTAAAACTAAAGCAATTGCTAAAGGATCGAAAACAAAAATTATTAATAATAAAAAATAATTAACAATCCTATCCATTGTGACACCTGTCAATGCACTTATATACTTTAAAGGTCCTAATTCTGCAGCTGCATCAGAATTGTTTTCCAATTCAATTTTTTCAACTTCAAATTTTCCTATACTATCAGATGCAATTTGTATTTTTTGCGTCAATTCATCTCTTCTCTTAATTGCATCATCTAACTGAATTTCAAGAGATTTTCTTGCACGTGGATCATTTGATCTTGAAGTTATAACTTTCCCAGTTTTCTTGTCAACAAATTGTACTTGTCCTGGATTAGCTAATGAATTTCTTAATTCTGAAATAGATCTAATTATAGATTCTTTCTCTGCAGTATATTCAGATTTGGATTGTTCAAATATTTTCTGTTTTGTGTCAACTAATTCAATGCCTCTTGTTACAATTTTATCTTGATTTGCAGTCAATTGATATGCATTACTTAAAAAACCGTATATACCAGCGCTAGTAATTAGAACTAATACAACAGTTGCTATTGTCAGATATACTTTTAATAAATTGTTTATTGTTGACCAGTAACGATGTAATAATGTTGCAATGACTAATTTTGCAATTTCCAAACTTGATGCCATTATTATTACTTGTAATGATGCTCCAGCAAAAAGCTTGCTTAAACCATACACAGAATAAAATGCAGCAGATCCGCTTACAGATAATGCGGAAAAAAGGATTAGGTAAGGTAAAAATTTTTTCATCATGGTAAGTATTTGCCTATATCAATATTTTAACTGTTTATTCTCTTTTTTTTATTTTTATTCATTATTTCTGTATTATCATAAATATTATGATTTTTAAGTTACATGAATATTAGTAAAATTGATATGGATATGAAGTTAATAAAAAATATTGACATTTCCAACCTTTTCTATATTTTTTTAAGATAAAAAAAGCCCAACAATAAGTTGAGCTTAATAACAATTGATTTTCTGACGCTATTGTCGCATACCCCCCAACTTGTAATTTTTATGCATGTTAGTAAGAGCGAGTTCAGCTGTCTCTGATAAACGTTTCAATTCATTAATTGTTAATTTGAACTCTTTATCACCTATGTGAAATGTACCACAAAAAGCGGTACGGCTTTTGTCCAAAAATTCCTTTTCTCTGAATGATTCATTCATTTCAAAATCAATTGTGTGGAAAAGTTTACCCATGTGACTTGTACGGTCCGGGTTAATTCCAAAACGTTGATTTACTGACATATTTAAAGGTTTTGTTAAAAATTAAAAGCTATTTTTTAGTATTACTAATTTGTACATATCTGGTACATCTGTATTATCAATGGCAAATTTAACATTCATATCATATAATATTTTTGATAAAGGTGTTAATGAATATGATAATTCACCGGATGATTCAATACTATCATTATGTAATATAAATACAGTTCCTATATTGCACAAATCTAATGATTTAGTAATCATCATTTTAATATAATCATACCGTCTGTCATCTGAATATATTTCAGGCCACAATCCGTAATCTAATGACATTGTGTTTATGTGATAAACATAATCATATTTTTGTCCTGTTGATAATTGATTGTTAAAAATAGCTTCTTGTAAATTATATCTAAATGTGCTAAATGTTTGAGAGTATTTATGTTGCCCTATCTGAATCATAAGTTCATTAAGGTCAAGTCCTGTATATTTTACATTGGGATATCTATTTAATAGATAACTTCCGAAGTCACCTCTGCCACAACCTACATCTAATACAGTTTCAATTCCAGTTACAATTGTACCGAATTCTGCAGCTCGATATAAAACATATTGTTGATAATCAGATTCATAACCTACAAAATTACTATCCTCTATCATATAATTTGGATAGGGAGATTCTGTTTCAATTATATCTTCTTGTATATTTTCAATTACATCATCAACAATAGTTTCAGTTAAATTGGATGATTGTGATTCTACACTGCTTGTTAATTCCGAAAACCTTTTCATAAAACTTATTTTTAAATAAATACCTATTCAGAATGGTTTTTTATAAAATTGCCAGAATTATTTTCACTTAAATTAGTATCAATACCTGAACCTATTTTTTTAGACCATTCTGAATCTATGTAATAATTTGCATTGGGATTATCTGCTTTAATAAATGAATGCTCAACACCGTTTTCCATTTTTACATTGTAAACCCTGCTTCTCTGTTTTGTTGCTTGCCCTGTTATCACACCTACCTTTTTGACACCGTGATCTACAACAATTACCTTTTCTCCAATCCTGAATTTTAGCATATTTTTATGTTTTGTTATGCTGTAAATATATAAATAAAAAATGGAATAAACAAACTTTTAAGCAAATTTTTTAAGCATGTCAACTAATTCCTTTTGTGGAAACACATCAAATTTATCCTTTCTAACATTAGTGTGTGACAAAATACCTAGAACCTTACCTGATACTACATCTTTTGAATATTCAAATGCATCATTTGAAGACAATTTCACCAACCTTTGAGCTAAACCTTTACTCAAATCAATTGAATGTTTTTTTGAAAGCATCATTAATAGATTTTCTAAACTAGATATTTGTTCATCAGTATACTTATGCCAAAATTGATAACCTCTAAATTTAAAACCTAAATCACAAACATATTTTTTAGGTATCTCCTGTCCTGTATACGCATAATATTTTCCATTTCTCAAAGTTAACCATCCAAAATTACAAATTTCAATGCCTATTGATGTTTTGTGCATTTCAAAATTTATACCATGATCTGAAGTGCTACCTAAATGCCAACCGAAATACTCATCAGGTATGCATTTTACAATTTTACCATCATGTTCAGAATTGTCATTTTTTACATTTATACCACCTATGACATAATGCGTTCCTATTCTTCCTCGTGTGTCATTTTCCCAACTTTCTATCGTGTCATATGGGTTATTCCAACCTGCTGTGTGATGTAAAAATATATAGTTTTTCCTTTGTATTTTGCCATATTCAGTCACATATTCATCACGGCTAAGCATGAGTTCATTTATTTCATAAGGTATTTCCGTTTCAGACAAATCTGTTGACGCAACACAATCAGTTTTTTCAATTTGAATTGAATCTAATTTATGTCGTTTAGCAAATGATTCATAGGTTTTTTGATCTAACTCACCGTTTGCAACAAGACCCACTTTCATTTGGAAATTTTTAATTCCAGCTTTTGTATGAGCGTCTATAATTCCGGTTTCTTCAAAACCTAATACCTTTTGAATTTTGCAAATTTGTTCTTGTGTCATATTTTCCTTATGGCAATGATTTTAATAATGCACCTGACCAAGGTGTTGTTAAACCTGTATAAAAATTTGTGTATGTTCCTGAAATTGTTATCAAATGTGTTCGTATTACACCCATAAAAATTTTCATAAATCCATCAATGCTTTTATTATTTCGTATATGTGGACCTTTAAAAACACCTGTATTTGAAACTATAACTGTACCTGTTGGTCCTACACATACTTGACCTACCCAATATAATTTAATTACAGGTGCTATTAATTTAAAAATGTTTATTTTTTTATAGCTCCCTGCTCGTCTCTGAGCTTCAAATACTAATTGCATACCTGCTATCAATAAAGGTATACGCAATCCACCTGTAACAAATTTACCACCACCCGACATAGTTTCTATGTGATTCAAAACAAGATTATTATAAGCTCTTGAAATTGTAATCGCTTGAATATATTTATTCGAATGAGCAGGCCTCAGAGATACCATGCATTCTGCTTTAAATAATTTGTAACTCATTATTCACTATATGATTCTGTTTTTAAATTGTAATCTTCATAAAATGATTGATTTTCATGAATTCCATCTAAAATAACAGCCCTACCTCCGAGTTTACAATTTGTAACCTGTGATTTACCTTGAATTTGGGCAGTGTCCTTTAATATACAATTGTTGACAACTGCATTTCCTCGAATGCAACTACCCGTTTCAAGAATTGTATTATTAACATCCGCATTTTCAAATACCATTGAAGAATTACTTAATTGACAATTGAATAGTTTGACATTACCCTTTATTTCCGATAAATCTTTTACCATACTTTTTATTACCTTAGAATCACCATGTATTCGAGCATAATGTTTTACTCTAGAAGATGAGATTTCAGCATTGCCGTATATTACACAACTTTCAGTAATCAATGACCCATGTAAAATTTTTGCATTATCAAATACCCTTGCTCTATGATCTACCCATACAGGATTATCAGGATCTAAATTGTCAAGAGATTGTACATAACCTCCAATTGTGTGTTTTTCTATTGTTTTTGTGTCAAGTATGTTTCTTTTGTTTGTCATTTTCAAATCTATGTCTTCTGACTGGATTAATAAATCTTCTAAACGTTTAGAGTTTGTTTCCAATTCAGATTGCAATTCTTTAACTCTTCGAAATTCCTCCTTTAATGTCAATTCATTTATAACAACATTAAAATTTTCCTGCTTAGTTTGCAATTCTATAATTTCATTTTGAATTAATTCAAATTCCTCCCTTAATTTTCCTAATTCTGAAATAATTACAGAATCATACCTATCAAGTTTAAATGATTTTAATGCAATTGTTCTGTAAAGTTTTATTGTTTTTTTAGTTATAGGATGTTTAACATTTATTGTGTCTGCATCTAATAGTGCTACATAATCGTTTTGTACCATTGTAAAACCTTTTTAGTCATTTAATAATTTTAATATATTTGATACTGCAGGATGTCTGTGATTTTCAGTTAATTCTGCAACATATACATATTGTGAATGTGATATTTTATAAATATCATTTACAGCCGAAATATTTTTAGTTGGCAAGTCAATTTGATTAGGATCCCCACAAAATATCATTATACTATCTTTTCCTAATCTGCCAATAGCCATTTGCAGCTGACCTCTTGTTAGGTTTTGATACTCATCTACAATGCAGATAGCATTATCAAATGTCTGCCCTCTGAAGTGTGTCAATGCTATCAATTCAACAGTACCGTCTTCATACATCGCTTCAATTTTTTTAGAATCATATAATTTCATCAAATTAGATTTGATAGGAACCATCCAAGGCTCCATTTTTTCCTTCAAATCACCCGGCAAAAAACCGTTATTTTCAGTTGATACAGACGGTCTCGTTATTATAATTTTTGATTTTTCACGCTTAAAAACTAAATCCAATGCAACTTGACATGCTAACATTGTTTTACCGCAACCTGCTTCACCATGTATAAAATTATATGCATGATGAATTATGTTTCCCTTAGCCTCCTTTTGCTCTTCACTTAATTTGATTTTGAAATTGATTGGACCTTTTGGCACACGTTTTTGTTTTAGTTGTTCTTCTGTCATTCATTTTCCTCGGTTATCAATATAATTAGATCATCAGAACCTTTTATGACTCTGTGATACACTTCTTTTGAAATATACAAAGTCATGTTGTCAGTTAAAGTAATGGGCAATTCATCCTCCATTTGGAATTTCCAATCACCACCTTGAATAACTTTAACCGCACGATTTTTAACATCTCTATGCCAATGTAATTCATCTGAATCAACATCAACACCGAAAATGCGCATAAATTTGTTTTGTGAAAAATTTTGTTGTGTGTATATCATTACCAGTATGTGTTCATGTTGCTACCTAAACCTAAACTTTGCGCATAACGCGGTAATCTACAAGCCCAATAACCAGGACTTGTTTTATCGGTTTTATCTTTGCAATTATGCCTATCTGCAAATGCTTTCCTGCGTTTAGGATCTTTGAACTTAACTGATAATTTACCACCGCCTGATTTTGCTCCGAATGAAACCTTGCGGATATTACCTGATTTGGGATCTTTTACATAAACATAAAATTTCTTTATGCCTCCACGTTTAGGCTTATTCAAATCAACATTCTTACCTTGATACTCTGACTCATTTAAATCATCATCAGTCATTATCAAATCAAGAGGGACTAATCGGTTTTCATATAACCCAAATGAACCTATTTCTGATTCCATTATGAAATCATCTTCATTATTATTATAAAAGCCCGCCAAATGCAATTGACGAGCTTCATTTATAATATCAAAAAATTTCTTACTTCCGTGCCTGAAAACATTTCTACTGATAGGAATATCATTATCTATATGATATTGAAGATCATCAGATATCTTTTTTTCAGGTTGTAGCGTTTCAAATAAACTTGTAAGTTTTAACATCTGAATCCTGTTTTATATAAATACAAGACTCATTATTATTACTCACCGTAACTTGCTGAATTTTTTGCATGTTCATATACTTCAATCTTTGTGACACGAACTCTATTATTGGTTTCAACCTTAATAAAATCATTTATCATATTATACAAATATTCAGCAAAACGCTCACAACCTACCGAATCTAATACCCTTAATTGAATTATTCCTAAATCAGATAATTCTATAAATTTATCTAAATGTGGATCATCTTCTGAAACAATTGTTGTGTGATCTAATAAATAATCAAAATACTCCTTAGGTGTCATTCCTAAAATTTTGTTTTTAGCGCGCTTCATTCCACCGAAATCCCAAACCCAATTACGTTCATCCAATTCACCTTCGAACCATACCCTGAATGATATTGCATAACCGTGCAAAAATTTACAATGTGTACCTTCAGCTTTCCATTGTCTAAAACATGCTGAATAACCGTCAAATAATTTTGTTGATGTGAATTTCATAATATATTTTTTGAAAATATAAAAAATAAAAATGAAATTTCCAAATTATTCACCATAAATTTCTTCTTCTGCTTTTTTATTTATATAATTTTCTAAACGATTAGCAGACTCAATATATTCTAAACGTAATTTATGGAATTGAGGATCTGTAAATTCTTTGAAGCTTGAATATTTTCTGAAACAATAATCAAAACCTTCTTGATTTATTCTTGATGTCAAATATGTAAAATCATTGTCATGCATGATTAATTATTTTGAGGGTCAAAATCATCATCATCATCACCTGTTTTAACAGCTTCAACTAATGTATATATAGCAGTTGTTTTTACACCAGCAGCGCTTTCCTTTACAATTGTAAATGATTGAGGCACAAGCATTGCATTCATTTCATGCATTTCAGAAACATAAATTGCTTGAACTACATCCTCTGATGCATTTGAGAAAAACAAAGGAAATGGGACCGATGTATTTTTTATTTTTTCAATCCTTAAAGGATGTAGTGAATCATGCATACGCCTTCTCGTTTATTATAAATATTTGTTTGTAGGTGATGTTATAACTTTAAGGTCACCTAATTTGTAGTTTTTAAAATATTTGTCATATACCTTCAACCTTAATTTTGAAAGAGGATTTGATTTGATGTCATTCATTTTAAACAACATGTCAAGATTCATTTGGTACCTTTGTGTGCATGATAGCAATTCAGAT